CTTACCACAAGGAATTGGTGAAATAGGAGCGGCAATCATTGGGCCAACACAAAAAGGCCCAGCGTTTACCCCTACTATTGTCAATAACTTTAGTGAGTTTGAAGAGATATTTGGAAGTCTTGACTCTCGTTTTTATGTCCCTTACACGGCTAAACAATATTTAAAATCTGCTGGTACAGTAACAATCGTTAGAGTTCTTGGAACAGGAGGATATACAGAAAATAATATCGTTCTGACACTTTCAGGTTCAGCGGTAGAAAGTAATCCGTTAGACCAAAAAGTTCTCGCTATATTATCCCCTTCACGATTAGCATTCGGTGATGCTTTAAGTGGTGGGATATCTACATCAACACTTGATGGAACATCAATTGGTAATTTAACAGGTTCAGTATTGCATGTAACCGCATCATCTGGAAATGTTGAAAAAGCAATTAGTTTTGCAACAAATAGTGCAGACTATATTGACAAGGTAATCCCAAGTGACCCACAGAACAACACAGTATCAGTATATTTATATAAAAACTTTAAACAACTACACGGAAACGCTGGTATCATAGCAAGTGCAAGTGTAAATCAAGTAACATTTGCAGTAGCATCTGGTAGCACAAATTTCCAAAGTGGTTCTACATCATTTAATAGTGATGGAACATCAGCCACAAGTTGGACAGGTAATGTAGATTATCAATATGCAAGAACACCTTACATACAATCACAAAATGTTGGTGGTTCAAGATATAATCTATTCAGAGTTTATACTCGTTCACACGGAACTGATGTTAATCAACATTTCAAAGTTAACATTTTAAATGTTAAAGACGCTGGTAGTATAGCAGGTTCTGATTACGGAACTTTCTCACTACAAGTTCGTTCAGTAAATTTCAAAAATGATAGATTAAGAGCAGGAAATGATAGTATCATAGAACAATGGGATAACTTATCATTTGACCCTAATGAATCTAATTACTTCGCAAGAGTAATTGGTGATAGACACATATCTATTGATTCAAATGGTAAACTAACCTATTATGGTGAGTATCCTAATAAGAGTAAACATATTAGAGTAGGAGATTTTTCTGATTTAGAAACATTCCCAACTACTGTTGTTCCTTTTGGACACAACAAAGTTTATGTGCCTTCTTATGGTGAAAACTTCGCTGCAACAACCATAGTAACAGCATCATTTAAGAGAAATCAAAGTTCTTCAAACGCAGACTTTGACCAAAATGTGTTCTATGGATTTGATTATTCTGATTTAGACAATCGTGAATATCTATCACCTGTAGCTTATGGTAGTGCAGGAGCAGGACAAGGTAATAATGTAACAATGTCTCTTGAAAATATGTATGGTTCAGACGGAGCATCAGCAGTAGCAGAAAATGTAGAATACTCAACAGGTAGTGAATTACTAACACTTTCGGGTTCAGCAGTAGAACAAAGAAAGTTTGTAGTTCCTTTCCAATGGGGTTTTGATGGTGGAAATCCAGCAAGACAATATGCAACAGGTGCTGATATAGCAGCGAACAATACACAAGGATTTGATTGTTCAACATCAGCGGCTAATGGTACAGTAAATTACAAGAAAGCTATTAACGCAATAAGTAATGCTGACGAATTTGATATCAATATGATGGTATTACCTGGTGTAATTCACGGAACTCACACATCAGTAACAAATCACGCAATAGAAAAAGCAGAAGATAGAGCGGACACTTTCCTAATTATCGACTCTTCTCTATATGCAGATTCAGTAGATACTGTGATGAGTAATGTGAAATCATTAGATTCAAACTATACAGCAACTTATTACCCGTGGGTTAAAGTTCTTGATGAAAACACAAACAGACCAACTTGGGTGCCACCTTCAGTTGTTCTACCTGGTGTCATTGCATTCAATGACGAGGTAGCTCACGAATGGTTCGCTCCAGCTGGGTTAAATCGTGGTGGTTTAACAGATGTGTTAGAAGCAAAAACAAGACTAACTCATAGTGAGAGAGATAAGTTGTATGAAGCAAGAGTTAATCCAATCGCTACTTTCCCTGGTCAAGGTGTCGTAGTATTTGGACAAAAAACTCTTCAAGGAAAACCAAGTGCATTAGACAGAGTAAATGTAAGAAGATTGTTAATCGCGTTAAAGAAATTTGTCGCATCAACTTCTCGTTTCCTTGTATTTGAACAAAACACTCAAGCAACAAGAAATCGTTTCTTGAATGTTGTTAATCCTTTCTTGGAAGATGTTCAAGCAAATAGTGGTTTAAGTGCATTTAGAATAGTAATGGATGATACAAATAATACTCCTGACGAAATCGACAGAAATCGTTTGGTAGGACAGATACTTATCCAACCTACAAGAACAGCAGAGTTTATCGTATTAGACTTTGTAGTTCAACCAACAGGTGCAACTTTCCCTGAATAATAGTTAATAAACTGAAGAAAACCCCACTTTTCGTGGGGTTTTTTTTTAGCATATAAAACTTCTAAAAAACTTCTACGATATTATAGATATATATGAAGTATATTTAACGATTTTTTTCATTTTGTTATATTTATTACTGAATATAAATACGGAGATTTGTAAAATGGCTAAAGTATTAGACCCAAGTGAAATAATGTTTACACCTTTTGAACCTAAAACTAAAAATAGGTTTATTATGTATATTGAAGGTATACCAGCTTTTACTATTAAAGCTATGGCAAGACCAACTATTCAATTTGATGAAGTGGTATTAGAGCATATTAATGTTAAAAGATATGTAAAAGGAAAAGGAGCTTGGCAACCATTAGAAATTACTTTATATGACCCAATCGTTCCTTCCGCTTCACAAGCAGTTATGGAGTGGGTTAGACAACATCACGAGTCAGTTACAGGTCGTCAAGGTTATTCAGATTTTTATAAGAAAGATATTACATTTAATTTATTAGGTCCTGTTGGAGATATCGTTGAAGAGTGGACTCTTAAAGGAGCATTTATTCAAGCAGCTAATTTTGGTGATATGGACTATGGAACATCAGACCCAGTTGAAATAGCAGTTACACTTCAATATGACTACGCAATATTACAATTCTAAGGAGTAAAAATGGGATTTAGTGAAATATTTAAAGATAAAAAAGTTATTTAAAAGGTTTTAACAAAAAGGAGTTAATCAAATGACAGAAAATAAGTTTCCTACGGAAATCGTAGATTTGCCGTCAAAAGGACACTTTTACCCAGAAGATAATCCGTTATCATCTGGTAAAATAGAGTTAAGATATATGACTGCTCGTGATGAAGACATTCTCACATCAGTTAATTTAATTGAACAAGGAAAAGCGTTAGACAAACTTTTACAAGCATTAATTGTTGATAAGAATATTGACTATAATGATTTATTAGTTGGTGATAAAAACGCTGTATTTGTTGCTTCAAGAATATTAGCTTATGGTAAAGAATTTAGTTTTTCATTTTTAGATAGTTATGGTGAAAAAGTAAACGGAAAAGTAGATTTAACAGAAATAAAACCAAGAGAATCAGATTTTTCAAAATATGAAAAAGGTGTAAATTTGTTTTCTTATAAACTACCAAAATCAGAAAGAATCGTGACTTTTTCTATACCAACACACAAATCTGAAATGGAAGTGGAACAAGAATTAGAAGCAGTTAGAAAAGTATTCAAAGACGACAGAGGAGCAATAGACAGAGAGAACACAACAAGATTAAAACATCTTATTAAATCAGTAGATGGAAAACAAGATAAAGCATATATTAATAATTTTGTTGATAATGAGTTCTTTTCAGTCGATTCTAATGCATTTAGAAATTATGTTTCAGAACAAAATCCTAATTTAGACTTCACTGCAACTACGATAAATAGTAAAGGTGAGAAGGAGGAAGTGGCAGTCCCTATGACTGCTAAGTTTTTTTGGCCTAACTCCACGCTATAAAAAAGACTTACACGAACAAATTTTTCAAATCATCTTTTTTTCTAAAGGTGGTTTCACATTCACAGAAGTTTATGACTTACCTGTATATCTTCGTAGATTTTATTATAAACGACTTGTCTCTCAATATGAAAAAGAAAAACAAGAATATGATAAAGCTATGAGTCAAGGTCAATCTAATCCACGATTTAAGTAAAAAAATATTAAAATCTTATATTTATTATTGAACACAAATTAAGGATTATAATGGTAAAATACAAAAATGTAACAGAATCAAATAAAAAAAGTCTTATGGACAAATTATTCTATTATCTTGGTAGAGGTATGAGACCAATGATGGTTAGAAAAATGTCCAAGGCTGACCCAAGTTTTGCTAAAAAATGGGAAAGACTTGAAAAAGCAAGAGATGCTGTAGATAAACATTTTTCCAAGTAACTTTAAATTTTCAAACAAAAAAATCAAAAATAGGAATATAAATGGCTAAAAAAACAGGTTTAACAAAATCTGGTAATATGGATAAAAGAACTACGGAGTGGAAAACTCTTGGTTCTACTATATCACAAGTCAATAAAGAAATTGACGCTGGAAATATAACAATTGAAGAAGGTTTAAAAAGAATCCATCCATTATATCAAGGCCTGGTTAGTAGAGAACAAGATTTAAAAGAATTAGTAAAAGAAAGAGCCAAAAATCAAGAAGGTTATTTAGGAAAATTTAGAGAAGGATTGGGTCTATCATTAACTGAAAATCAATTACTTGAAGCTAAAGCAGCTTTAATCCACGCTCAAAGAACTGGAAACAAAGAAGATATAGAAGATGCAGAAGAAGGAATTAAAAAATTAAATGAGTTAAATAAAGCACAAGGAGAAATCTTTGATGATATGAGAAGTTTCTTTCCTGGTATATTCAGTGCGATTGAAGGTATTGGAAAAATGCAAGCTGTATGGAATATGATTGCTAATATGAATCCATATGTTAGAATTGCCGCTGTTCTTCTTGCAATAGGAGCCACATTGTTGATGTTAGTTAAACGAGTTAATGCAATGAGAGAACAATTTGGTCTTGCAAGAGTGGAAGCTGCTAAAGTAGCTGGTCAACTAACATTAGTAAATATAAAGATGAAATTCTTTGGTATATCAGCCGAACAAGTTTCATCTTCAATGGAAGCTATAGCAAATACCTTTGGTGAAGTAAGTCCAGCTATGGTTCGTTTTGCTGGAGATATGGCCCTTGTTGCAAGAAATAGTGGTATAACGGCCGAAGAAGCTGCATCAATGGTATCATTATTTCAAGCCACACACGGAGCTACTAAAGAAGTTGCGTTAGATATGATTGAAAGCACTCGTGCAATGGCAGAACTAACGGGATTATCACCAGGTATAATTATGAGTGAAATAGCCAGTCAAGCAGACTTATTCGCAAGTCATCTTGGACAAAGTGAACAACATTTAATTGCTGCAGTAGCACAAGCTAAAAAACTTGGTATGGAATTTGGTGACTTAAATGAGTTTGGTGATGGATTATTAGATATTACAGAAAGAATTAATAAAGAACAGATGTTATCTGCTATGCTTGGTAAACAAGTTAATTTAGAAAGAGCAGCAATGTTAAAAGCACAAGGTGATGAAGTAGGATTTATGCAAGAATTATCTTCACAAATGCAAGGTGTAGCACATTTAACAGCTCAACAAAGAAGATTATTCTCACAAGAACTTGGTATAGCAACAGCAGATGTTATGAAGTTAGCAGGGTTACAATCAGGTATGGCAACAAAAAATGCAAATGTTCCTGGACAAAACCCATACGAACAAGCAAGATATAAACAAGGTGAAAGAATGTTAAAAGCAATAAATAACCCACAATACGCATCATAGAGATAAATAATGGCATTAAAAGATACAGAAACACCAAGAATATTAAAACGAGGAATACCAACAAAGGATAAAAGTTTTATTAGTGATAAATCTAAATTAAATGAATTTGGTAGTCAACTATTTAATCCAGATAATTCTTATCAAGAAAAAGGTAGTGAGAAACCAACTCAATTAGTTGATAGTGTTAATCCATCTGGTCGTAGTGGTGGTATTAGACCAAGTATCAGAACATTTACAAAAGGACTTGAAATGTTTGGTGTAAGTGTTCCACTTGGAGATAGATACGAAGATAAGATTAAACAAGATTCATTAATATATGGTATTGGTAATGATGTTTTGAGTGGTATCAATCAAGGGTTAAGAGCTCTTGATAGTGCTAAAAAAGCTGTAAAGAGTTTTTCAGATAATCCATTAAAATCAATAAGTGATTTAGCTAATATAGACCAAGAAGCTAAATTAGTAAAATATAGAGCTAAAGCATATGGAAAACAAAAGAAACTTGGTAATCCAGCTGCGAAAGTATTACTTACTGATAGGAAAATAGAAAAAACATTTGAAGGGCCAATTAAAGGTGGTAAAACTACAAGAAATGTAAATCGTGCTAATATGACATCTTATGGTGAAGAAGGTAAAGATACAAATTTAATTGATTTTAGATTTAGAGATGTTTATAATAAGAAATTTATTAATTTTAGTGCAATATTATCTGGTATTACCGACACAATAACTCCTGAATATGCATCAGAAAGATATCTTGGAAGACCAGAAAGTGTTTATATTTATCAAGGAGTTCAAAGAGCGATTGGTTTTAACTTTCAAGTTTATCCAACAACAAGACAAGAATTACCAGTTTTATGGGAAAAATTAAATTATTTAGTTGGTATGTGTTATCCTAATTGGGTAGATGCACCATCAGCAGGCACCGACTTTAAACCACTAACTATGATAAGTCCGATTTGTGAATTAACAATTGGTGATATGTATAGAAATACACCTGGATATTTATCAAATGTAACTCTTACAGTTCAAGATGGTTCAACTTGGGAGTTTGAAAAGAATTTACAATTACCACATTATGTTGAAGTAACAACTGAATTTGTTTACATTGGAAGTCATTTACCAAACGCAAGAGGAAAACATTTTGAATTAAAATGGTTAAATGATACAAATGATAAATCAGGAACATTTACTGAAGAAAAAAAAGTTGATAGAACAGGATATAATTGGATAAATCCAGATAATAAAGATATAAAAGGTAAAATGATAGAAAAAACTGGAAAATGGGGTAAATTTATAGGACTTGGAGACTAATGGATAGATACAATAACGCAAGAATAAAATTTAATAAGAATTTGGATAGAGTATATTCATATACATTATACCCTAAAATACCATTAAAAAATTCAGATATTTTTATAACACCAAAATATAGTGAAAGGTTAGATAATTTAGCAGATAAATATTATGATGACCCTTCATTGTGGTGGATTATAGCTCAAGCTAATGGAATAAGAGGTTTCACTTCATTATATTCAAAAAACTTTAAAGGAGCTCTTCGTATACCAACGGAAATAGCAGACATAGTAAGTGAATTTGAATCAATAAATAGGTAATAAAATGCCATCATCATCACCGATAGACCCAAGAATACAAGAAACTCTTAATGAAAAGAGACAAGTTTATAGTAGAAAGGGAAAAGATAATCCTTATACTTCAAGGTCAAAGAATGCCAAAAAGAAATATTTAAAAACTATTCAAAAAACACCATATCTTTATATGTTGTCTATGAAGAGTATTCAAGAAGATAGAAGTGATAAAGCTCAAATATTAAAGAATATGAAAGCTAACAAGAACACAACAAGTGAATATACACAAACTGATATGGGATACAGTGAAACTTCATATAGTGGTTCACTTATAGACACGGGTGATGAAAGAAAGTATTATACAAAAAGTTATTCAACAGATAATAAAGATTATTTAAAATATTGGAAACCTGGACCAGTATTATTATCAAACACAGAAATTGGTGAAAAAATAAAATTTGGTATGGGAATGTATGAATCGAGAGGTGATAGACGATGGAGACCAAATGCCGGTGTTAAAGGTTTATCATCAGAATATGTGTCGAGTGGACAACAATCGTTTGTAAGAAAAGTAACTGTAAATTGGACTTGTTTTGATTTAGAAGATTTAGATTTTTTACAAGATAGATTTATGACATTGGGTAGAAAAGTTTATGTTGAATGGGGTTGGGCAACAAAAGATTTATTAAAAACACCAATATTTTTAAAAGAAGAAGGTGGAGAATATGTAGCAAACGAAGATATTATAAATGATAAACAAATATTTTCAAATGAAGAAGGTGAAGAAGAATTAGTAATACAAACATCAGCGGCTAAAAATTTAAAAGAAGCTGTTCTTGAACAAGGTAGAGGAAATTTTGATGCAATAATTGGTTTTGTTGACGGATTTGAATTTAGTCAAAGAGATGATGGTGGGTTTGACTGCACAACAAATTTAGTAGTAAATGGTGGTAATATATTTAATGTTCCAAAAGATAAACAACAAGAAGCAGATGCAGAGTATACAAATAAAAAACAAAAAGAAGGTGCAAAAAAATCTCTCAAAGAAGATATAGCAGATTTACATAAAAAATTAGATTATTATTTATTTGAAAAATCAACTGGTGCAGCACAAGCAATAATTTACGAAGACTATGTTACAGCAGATAAAGTTACTACTAAAGTAGAAGAAAGTTGGAGAAGAGATTTAAGAACAACTTCCGTTGAAGGAATAAAAGAACAAAGTTCAAGATATGTATTTGACGGAAATGCAGTAATTAAAAAAGATACAATAAAAGAATATGAAAATTATACCAGAGAAGGTAGATATAGTGATAACAGACAAACCGAAGAAGGAATGCTGGCAGGAGCAACAAACCAGTTAGGTGTAATACAAAAGAAATCAATGAGGCCTTGGAAAGAAAGAAAAATAGATATAGTTCCAGCTCAATGTTGGGTTCGTTGGGGTTGGTTTGAAGATAATATTTTAAATAAACATTTTGCGATAATAGACTCAAAAACAGGTGATATAGTATCTACACATAGAAGTGTAATAGATAGAACTGAAGAAGAAATTCGTCAAGGGAAATCCCCATATGTGTTATGTTCCAATCACAGAGATTTTCAAACGATAGATATAAATACTTTTATATTTCCAGGACAATTCAATTTGAGTAAAATGAGTGCTGAAGATGCTAAGAAAAATTATAAAATACCAGAAGATGGAAAAGCAAAATTAATATATTCAGCTCATTACAATTATCTTGCATCAAGAGAGAATGATAAACTTTCTTTTAGTTCTGGTGACATAGAACAAACTCAAGAATATGGAAGAAAAACCATAAGCGACTTACAACAAATATTATCAGAACACGAATTAACACCAGACAATTTAAATTTACAAGAAACAGGAATTGTTCCATATCTTGAATTAGTTCAGTTAAGTAGAGTTTTTTCTATGTTAGATAATAATTTAACTATGACAAACCTTTGGGGTAATGAAAAGAAAATAAAAGAACGCAGTTTCGTTCACCAATACCCAAACCCAAACAAAGAGAATTCAATATATTACGACCCAAGTAAAGGCCGTATAAGAAACATTTTTGTTAATGTTGCTAAATTACAAGATATATTTACTTCACCAAGTGATACAGTAAAAGAAAACTTTAATTTGTTTTCAAGGTCACTATATAACGAAACAAATGGTCTTATCAATATTAAACTTGAACTAAAAGATGATGGTGGAACAACTCTTGAGGACAAAAATCCTACGAGTGATGAGGAAAATCTATTAAAAATTATAAACGAGAAAAAAATTTATGAGTTTCCAGTTCATACAAATGATAGTTTTGTAGAATCACAAGATATCGCATCAGATATTGGTAGTAAGATGACACAAATTATGATGTCCAAACAATATGAAGCACAAGCTGTAAAAGATGAAAAAGGAAACTTAATAGCTCAAGCTATATTCGATGGTATAACAGAAAATAAAAAGATAGTGGAAAGAGATAGTGGAAAAGTTTATTCAGACATACCAACAACAGCCTCACCATCTTGGTTAGCTTTAAATGGGGGTGATGATTTTCAAAGTTATAAGAGTTTTGGAATATCTGATGCAGATGAAAACAAAAATTTTAATTCTGCAAAAAGTGATGGAATTAATGATGATGATATACCGCCAACAGATTATGATAACGAAGATGAAACTTGGGAGAGGGAAGATGATAATGAAAAAGACGCCGAACAAGCCAATAGATATTTTGAAGAATTAGACCTTGATTATACCATTACTGGTAAATTAAAAAAACATAAAAGAAAAAAAATGTTTGAAGATATTGAAAAGAAAGAATTAGAAGAAGGTCAAGTTGAAATCGATGGAAAAATATATGAAACGAGTAATCTAACAGAAGACAAGTTTGGTTTATTATTTATAACAAATACTCTTGAAATATCAGGTATAGCAGGAATTAAACCTGGTGATGTATGGACAACTTCTTATTTACCTGATAAGTTTAAAGATAATGCACACTTTTGGACTACAAATGTTGCACAAACAATCGATTCTTCTGGTTGGAAGACAACGATTACTGGTAGAGCTAATATGCAATTTAAAGAAAATGAGTAAAGAATTAATACAAATAATAAATAATAGCACAGAAGAAAAAATTCTTGACGCTGGTGTAACTAAAAAACTTGAATTTATAGATGGACAAGATAATCCAGTTCCAGAAGGAATTCCTTATCATATACATATAACTGATGATAAAACATATTGGTATATGACTGGTTCTGACCACAAAGATGCTTCTATGTTAATATTTAAAGTTAGTGGTGGTATTCCTGATTTTGTCAAATATACAAGTTTAGTCGGTAGTAAAAAACAAGAGTATTTAACAGAACAAAAAACTATACCAAATAGTTTAGATTATGAAAAAGGATATATAGTATTATTTTTTGCAAGACAAGCTAACTCGTTAACTGAAAAGGTTTTTGAGATAAGTCAAAGTGATTATGAAAAAGATACACCTTTTTATGATAAAGTTACATTAAATTTGAAAATTTATGGTGAAGAGGAAGAAGTAAAAAAATTTAACGAAAGAAGAATAAATAATTTAGATATTCGAATGCCTGGTATAAGAATGGTAGTTCAACCATTACAATATTTTAAACCAATGCAAAAGGCACCATCAGGTGCTATGGGAGGTGGTTCATCTGGTGGAGGTGGATACTAAAAAATATTGTATTTTGGAATAGTTTTGTTATATTTATAAGTAAATAAAGGTTATAT